TAACAAATAAGACTGTGTCAGCAAACATCCGCAAGCTGATAGGAGAAGGTCGAAAGCAAAAACAAGCGGTAGCAATAGCGCTATCAGAAAAGCGTAAATCAAAACGATCCAAGCGAGCAAGTAAAAAGGGTTAGGATCATCGACTCTCATTACAAGTCTTTAGCTAAAGCAGTTACTTGGCGCATGACAGGTAGCCTTGACACATTTGTTTTGTCTTGGATTATCACTGGTCATGTCTCCCTTGCTTTCTCCATTGCGTTTATAGAGTTATTTACCAAGATAGCCCTGTATTGGCTACATGAGCGTATCTGGTTAAAGATCAAGGCGCTGGAGTAAGTTGCCCTTCAAACAAGTAGCTTCCTAAATGTCCTAAGTTAGCCCAAGGCGCTGCAAACACTTTTCCACCCGCTAATCTCCAAATACGGCAAAAGTGATAATCCTCTGAAAGCAAGCGATTGCTATCAGGTTCAATCGAGGTAGCAAAGTATTCATGGATCTGCTCTGCGTGATTTAACTGACCTGAAAGATCTCCTACATCATTGGTGTAAGAAGGTACTTTTTTCTTGAGCTTCTCAAACACCTTGCGTTTAATCAACATAAAGCCAGTACCGCCATTAAAGATCTCTACTGGTTGATCTATGGGAACAGTAACTTCACCCGCATAGTCAACTAGGTTAACTACAAAACTTCCTGTATGGCTCTTTAACTGGTCATTAGGAACACCTGCATCCATTGCTTGCTTGGTGCTATTCCAATTGATCTCTTTTTTAGGGTAGATACCGCAGATGATGTCTTTATCAGCTTGGATCATTCTCACAATGTCCTCTGGTCTGAATTTGATGTCTGCATCAATAAACATCAAATGGGTAGAGTTGGACTTCAAGAAAGTATGCGCTAAAGCGTTTCTAGCCCTAGTAATCAAGCTCTCGTTAAACATAAAGCTAAACTGAGTTTGGATTCCCGCTTGGCTTAATACGCTAATGGATTGCAATATCGACTGAGTGTAAAAGCCAGCGCACATACCGCCATACATGGGGGTGGCAATAAAAATAATCGGTTGTACGGGTTCTTTTGATACTGCCTTCTTCTTAGTTGCCATGATTTTCCTTAAATAAAGTTGTCGGTACTAGCGTTAATGACTTCGTTAATCAATATGTTCTTTCTGTCGTTAGAACACTCGTGCATACAAGTGGTCTTAGCATTGAATTTGTCCATATAGGCTTGTGTTTCAGGGCTAAACCATAGCCTATGAAAGCTACTGTCTTTGATAGATCCTATACATCCTGACTTATCGTAGGCTTTGTTATGACAAGCATATACATTGAGGTCTGCACCGATGACGGGTACGGTCTGCATAATGAAGCACTTGTGATAGCTTCTAGTATGAGAGTGACTACTCCCAGGAGTAATGTTGTAAGTGCTGTTAACAGTAAAGCGATCATCACATATCTTTTGAATGTTTTTAAGCTGTTCATTAACTTCCTCTGCTATCGGTTTATGGTATTCATAAAAGTCTGGTACATACATTGGACTGAAACGCACATTTTCAACACCGCTATCTTTTAATAACTGGGTTAGTCCCCCAAGATTTTTGTAATTGTTGCGATGCACAATATAATTAACAGCCAGATCACATCCCGCATCTTTCATTCCCGCAAAACCTCTTAGATTGCGGATGATGCTATCAAAACTCTTTTCTGGCACATTCCTAAACCGCTTCATTTCCTCGCCATTGGTGTAATCCATTGATACACGCACCCACTTGGCTTTGGCTAAGACTTCCGCTTTTTCTTTAACTAGGTTCTGACCATTGGTGATGATGGATAGGTCCATCTTGAGAGCTAATGTTAAGCGCATGAAGTCTGCTATATCAGGGTGCATCAATGGCTCTCCACCCCCACTCCATGTAATAGCTTTAGTACCCATGTTGGCTAGGTCATGCAAGATCTCAATCATCTTATCTCTAGGGATGATGTCATCTTCCTTCATGTCCTCGTGCATACCGCTAACGATGTGTTCTTCTTCTCCACCGTCTTTTACTCTAAAACCAGTGCTATACACGCAAAAGAAACATCCGTGATTACAAAGGTTAATTGGCTTGACCCGAACATACACAGGTGCAGTAACCTTCCCCGCCCCAAAAGAAATCAGCTTTTCTGGATGATGAAAGATCTTAAAATCGCTATATTTATTGCTTTTCACGCTAAATCCTTATATTCGACCAACATTACGGAATCAAAAGTCTTGCTGGCAAGGTCATAAAACACTTCAATATCACCCTCATCTTTCATTTTCCACACAGGAAAGCTCACCATTTGGCGTATTCCTTCGGTTAAATCTTGAGTATGAGTAGCGCCTGTATAAAGAGGCTTCTTGGTATTGCCCACAATGCAACGAATAATGACTTTTGGGTGGAACTCACCATGAGAGATTTTGGCTATTTTGTCTAAATGGTTGACCATTGCATCCATTGCGTTCATTAAGAAGTCCATACGCTCAATAAAGACCACTGGGAGGTATCCCTTGAGTGATAGTCCTATTGCAAACCCCATCATCAGGTTCTCTGCTACAGGCATCTCAATAATCTGACTATCTGCCACTTCTTTTAGCGTACCTAATGCTCTGCCTTTTTTAAGACCATAGCCAATAAAACGCACTTGAGGGTTTTGGGCTAATTTGGTATTGGCTTTAGTAAGCTCATCCTTGTAGCTCATTTAACATCCTTAAAAACAATATGCTTTTTAGTGCCGTTGCCAGCATGAGGATAGGTAGGATCGTAGTTGTTGCGGATTACGCATCCTGGCAGCCTAAACCTAAACTGATAAGGTAAGCGTTCCTCTAGCGTTGAATCTACGCTACGGTTGTTATCTTCAATAATAAATGTACAAGGTAGATCATGTCCTTGGACCATCATTACCGCCTCATAGAAGTGTCCTTGTTCTTCTGCACCATCACCTAAGAAACACCAGACCCTACTAGAGCTACCTTCTTCTTTTAAAGCATAAGCCAGACCTGTTGCAATAGCGCAAGTGCCAGATAAAATGCTCGAAGTAAAAAAGTGACGGTTATTGTCGAAAATAAACATAGAATCGCCATCCAAAATGCTTGCCATAAGCTCATTTGCGGGTATTCCAGCCAATAGAGCGTGATGGTGATTCCGATGAGTGCTGAAAATCCAATCTCCATCTTTAATCTCCTTGAACAAGTCAATCAAAAAATCCTCATTACCGCCTGATAGGTGAATGAGGTAGGGTAAATCTCCCGCTTCCCAATGAGATGCTACCGCTTTCTCAAACGCAATCAAATCTTCTTTTGCGCAATTTTTCATTAAAACAACGAATCCTTAATAACAGGTGAAACCGTCTTTTTAGTAACCATACATTTGCGCTTAGATCCTTCCTTAAGCATCCCCATCTCTAGTAATTCATTGACCCTACCGCAAATTGAACTTAACTCTAATCCAGTTAAAACATGAAGCTCTCTGCGTGAATAACTCTCACCAAGGTTCATAAAGTCCAATATGGCTTTAGCTTGTGCGCCTACTTTGCCACTAGCCCTATGTTCTTTATAAGCGTTAATCGAAGTCTGAGCGACTGTCATACAAACTCCTTGATAACCACGCAATCCTTACAAACTTTCACTATTTCGTAGCACTTCTTTTTACGCCAAAATAATAATGTCATATTTATCCCCATAAATAGTGGTGAGCTGCTCAAAAAGACCCTCACCGTAGCCCACCTAACTATCTGGCTAATTTACGCCAAATTCGCATCTGAGCTTGCGGAGTGATCCTCCATCCGATCAAGCATGACTACACAACCGCCACCCTTTTTCGGCACACCTCTTGTAATAGATACCCGTTGTACCTGGCAATCGTCATCGAAAACTCCAGCATCTTGTAAGGCATCCAAAATGGGCTTAATACAGTTGTCAATATCCATGAGTTTTTTGGATCTTGGATGTAAGACGATTTCAACCCACATGGGAGCATCTCCAAACTTAGGTACACGCCATTCCGCACAATATTCTGCAACATGATTCTTAAAATCCCTTCCCCGTTGGCTTATAAACCTACGATGCCCACTAGCAATCCAATAGTTATTGATTGATGGCGGGTAAGGTAAGTTTATGTAAATCATCAGCAGTTAATTGGTTTAAATGGTCCTTCGGTATTGGTATCCCAGCAGCAAACACCACCATTGATGTCACGCTCACATTTTGTGGCTGCAAACACGCTGGTTACAAAAAGTAAAGATATTACATAAGCAATAACAAATTTTTTCATAATTTTCTCCTTAAAACGGAATTTCGGAATCATCGACACGATTCACTTCTTTTGGATAAACGCCAGGGTTCTGTGGTTTCCAGTTATCCTCAGATAAGCTAATTAAGCTACCTTTAGGGGTTTGCTTAGTCCATCCCGCAATCTTGAGTGTTTGACCCGCTTTATAGTCCTCTGAGAGCAATAGCGTACCTTTCCAGTCGGGTGAACGCTCATTGGTTTTCTTTTCGTTCTGAAACAGAACACCTTTGCCCATCTGGGCGATATGACCATTAGCCATTGTTGATTTCCTTTCTAATTGCTTGGAGTTTTGATAAGAACTTCGCTGTAGTATTGCCGTCAAATGTTTTTGTATAGGCTTCATTGACATCTCTAAATGCCTTTATCTTGGAGAACTTTTCCTCTGGTGTCATCTTGCTTGATTCATGGATCTTGGCGTGCATCTCTGCGAAACCATCAATCCAATCATCTTTACAAACATAATGCGCATACGGAACATCATTACCAGGAACATACATCGGCAATGCCATATCAGGGATGTCATCAGGAATAGCGGAAAGATCCACTACGCTAGGAATGACTGATCCCATGTCTTTTAATACGGTAGGCTTGGCGGTCTGGGTTTCGAAGTTTTCGACTTCATCTGGCGAGTAGAACCCCGTAACAGATCCAGGGAAAACTGATCTAATCCCCTCTGAAATACAACGGCTTCTGAGCATCGCTCTGGGAAACTTTTGCCATCCGCTTCCTGGTTTAACAAGACCAATTTTGGTGGCTTGTCCAATGGTCCATGTAACCGCAAGGTTACCCCCGTTGGGATGTGAAAAAACTCCTGTAACTTGCTCATCTGTGTACTCCTTCCATTCGACTTTGCCACCTGCATTTTGGAAACGGGCAAGCATCGCATCAGCCTTCAATGCTGGTCTGCCTTGGATAACATGGTATTCCTGAACTGCTTTAGCGGGATGAATACCCTCTGCCTCACAAACTGCCATGAGAGCTAATACTTGGTTTGCATCAGTCATTCCAAATAACTTGGACTTGGCAAACGCCTCTGCTAATTTAACTTTCTCGTCAAACGGGATTATGTTGGACATGATTTTTTCCTTTAGTTAGGTTGTAATGCGTAATATTGCGTCTTGATGCCTCAATTTGTGAAGGCTTCATCTTTGTTAATCCAGTCTTAAATGCGTGCTGCTTATTTTCGGATGGCGTTACCCATTCAAGATTGCTAACCCAATTATTTAATTTATCCCCATCTTTATGATTCACATGAAGTCTTTTTTCGTCTTGCAAAAGATAAACTTGTGCAACCAGGCGATGAACATAAAACTTTTTAGTCTTACCTTCTTTAGATAAAACAACTTGAAAATACCCGTTTCTTGTTTTGCAAGGTTTTAAATACCTTCCTTCATGTATTTTATTGGGATAAGACCATATCAAACCTTGAACAGTTACAGCATACAAATATTCATATTCTGGAATATCACGCATGAATCATCTCCGCTAATGTAATTACTGTATCAATGACTGAGCTGGCAGCCATCACCCAAATTGCAATATCAATGTTGGTCATCTTTGAACCCCTTAATAATTGATTGTAAATAAATGATTTTGTGGGCATATTTAACTAAAGCATCTTTTAATCTTGCGTTTTCCACTTTCAAATCATGTATGTCCATCTCCATATCATTTATTTCCTCCTCTGTGCCAGAAATAACTTGTTCTTGATAAACTAACTTATTCATTATTTGTTTAAATGTTTTTGGTTTTGTCATTTGACTAAGAACCTCCGAGAACCTGGCTGCTCGACTACAAACTGCTCATAAATATCAGGCATGGCACTCTGAAACAGTGATGCTGAGAACTTCTTAGAGCTTTTAGAGGACTTCCAAGAAACTAATGTCTGTCCATCCACTGTTCTAATCTCTTGGCACTCTCCCATAAGATTTCGGACAGCCACTTCAATCTGCTCCTCAGTAGCTTCAAGGTGTTTAATCTGATTCTTGACATCCCGTAACTGAGCGATAGCCAACTCAACTTGCTGTGTAGCCGTAACCACCGCAGTAGAGGATGACGGGTAAATGATCTTAGTTTGCTCAATGGTTTCTGCTGGCGGAAGCGTACCCGCTTGGCAATGACCCCAAACTGTAGCCATTTTCTGTATGAGATCATCTTTTTCTTGGTCTGAAATAGTAAATTCAAAGGTATGAAACTCTTGACCACCAAATAAAACAGCCAAAAAGATCCGATTAACATTGTGGCAAGCAGCTTCGTGGACAAGTTGTGCGTAATCAGCATCAGGAATCCGATTAGTGTCGGGATCAAACTTAGAGCGAACTGCTGCGTTGTAGTTTTTAGCTTCAACAAGCACACCACCATCAGCACTAATGAAATCAAAATGAGATTTAAACCAAGTATGCTTTGAATGGGTAATCGAGTAATCAGCATCTTTTAACTCCATCTTTAAACGATCTTGAGCCAGCTTTCCAATCAAAGGTTGCATGACATGACCCATCTGCACTGCTTCCACGCCTGAGAGGTCTTTTAGCTCCTTCTTACCTTGCTTCTCTAAGATGACATCTACCATCTTGCCATTAGCGACCTTACGACTGTCACCTGACCATATGGCGGAACGCCTTATCTCTGGTGCAAAATCTGCTTGATCGTTCATACCACCTCCATAATGGTTTTAACAATCTCTTTCCAACTGTCGATCTCATCTTCTAGATCTTCTAACTCTTGACCTAGCATGCCAGTTTTGATCTGCTCTTGTTTTAACTCATCTAGCATCTGAGCTATAAGGTCATCTTGCCTTGCGACTAGGTTTTTAAGACGATCTACTTCTTTTTTGGTGTAAGCATCATTGATCTTCTTATCAACTGCCTTCACTGGAAAAGGTGTCTTAGGTTTATTCTTACTGCTTGGTGTTTTTGCCATGATTAACTCCATTAGATAGGTTATTTACCAAAAGGGATTGCTGAGAGATCGTCAAGATCTTCAGTTTCCATAAATTCAAACCATTTGCCATCTTTACCGCAATAATGCTCGTCTTGACGATATAGATATGCGCTACTGTATAGCGCTTTGCCTGTTACTAGGCTTATTGTTGAGCTTTTCGCACACGAAAGTGTCGAGTGGTCTAGGTGTTTGCAATTAACGCAATATTCCATGATTATTCCTTATTAAATAGTTAGGGTTTCAGTTACTACAGATAGAACATTACTACATTACTACGATTAGTGCAATTTATTTATTAGGTGTTGTTTTTTTATCTTCAGTCACTACATCGCCTTGAGGATTGATGTAATAAGGCGTACCTGTTTCCGTTGCTCTGATCCATTCTCGGTACTGAGCTGCCTGGTTCATCTCTTGCCACTTCTGCGCATCTTTATCTGCTTTACTCATAAAATCCCCCATTGTTGTGCCATAGCATCTGCTATACCTTGAAATGTTTTGTTTCTCATCTTTTCCCTTTCTTTAGGATTTAAACAACTACTGTCGTAATACCACTGCGACATTCTTTTACCGCTTTTGGCTGTCCAAGTTACCCCTTTATCGACTATATCCGTAGGCGTAAGAGCTGGCAGCCCTTTAAGCCACAAGCAAGTGGATTTTGTAACACTATGCCCATATTGCCAAGGTTGAATAATTTGATCGGGTTTTCTCCAAATATTGCTCATAATTCCTATAGGGTTCTCTATTGCGTAACGGGGAATGGCTGCTCTAGCTAATGCCATAAAGAAATCAATTCCCTCCTGCTGCCTTCCATCTGCCCTTTTCTTTTCAAAATGCCTAGCACCTGATACTGCCAAATGCGTGCAAGGCGGGTGAGCTATCATCAAATCCCACCCCCCCCAATGATGTCCATAACATCACCTTGATAGTGTGGTCCTGGTTTATCAGTTGGCATAAGATCGCAAGATAAAGCGGTATGACCTGCTCTTATAAACGCATCTCTTACTGTTCCGCTAAACTCGCACGCTACTAAAACACGCATCTATTGCACTCCTTTAAAAAGTATGATCTAATCCGATTAAGTTTGTTTTAGTCGTGGTTTTGGGTCTGTTATGAATTGGGTTCTCATAACGATTTAAGACCAACACCATCAAAATCACGATTAAAGCGAACTACTACGGGGCTATAACCCAGCCCTCCTAAACATTGTGGTGATGGATAGGGATAAACAAGGCAGCTACCATCTGGCGGACCGTTACTGGACAGCACCGCTTTAGTTAAGTGCCACCGATAAACGATAACCACTCTCTGAAAAGAGATCCCCCACCGTAAGGCGGGTAAGGTTCTTATTCTCTCGGGGTTCATTGGGGTTTTGGGGTTCTTACAAAGCCAACAATAACCAAACCAGTAGCAAACCACCAAATACAGCTACTAAGTCAATTAACTGATCTTTACTGATTACCCCTTGCACACGCATGAGGGAATATTTCTTCTTTATAAAGATTTTGCGATCAATTGTATAAATATCATTATTTCTCATAAATACCTCGAAAATTAGTTAGGTTAGGTAAGACAAATACATAAAATCAATTTAAAACACTTTAAAACAAGCGCCAAGGCGATAAATAAGGGTAAGTGATACCTAATACCACTAAACCCTTTAATCGCTCTACAGCGTGATATTTGCTTTATGACAGTATCGCCACGAATTAAACGATAACGCCTGAAACCCTTGTTTAGCAGCTCTATAGCAATATGATTTATACAGCTCATCAAGTGTAAAAAATTGGCGATTGAACTCACAATCTGCTAAACCATGTTTTTGCATCTCAGATAGTAGGCTCATGCTGTTAGATCCTCTCCTTGCATGGGGTATCGTGGAATATATCCCCCATTGATGATCTTGCAATACTCTATCCATTCCTGGTTAGTCATTTCATAGCATCCTGGTGTAGGTGTTGCAAGTTGTGATCCATTTTCCTGCCTAGTATGTTTTACTATCCTGCCAGTTGATAGTTTTATATCGGCTCTTACTTGATCCATAAATCCTCCAATTAGTTAGGTTTTGACTGTCTAATGACAATCCAGTAAGCGCCTATCACTAAGCGCTTACTAGGTATCACTGTTTAAGCTGCTGCCTGGTTAGTCAGTGCATCTAGATTGTTTATGTAATCGGCTGCCTTTTGTGCCAATGCTGCAGCGTTAAAAATTGCTTTATTGTCATTTTTAAGGCACTGTAGCCAATTGCCGATGTAGTCAGCGTGCTGCAGCTCACCCTGGATACCATAATCAGCGCATAAAAATGCAGCGCCCATTTCAGCAACCAGCTCCTCAAATGCGTACGCTGTATCAGCAAACCGTTTGCCTTTTGTACGATCTAAACGATGCTCAGCGCCTGACCAATGAGTTAACTCATGCAATACAGTCGCATAGTAGTGGCTTTCACTTAGGAATAGATCTCTAGCTGGTAAGGTAATGCTGTCAGTACCAGGGCGATAAAATGCCCTGCCTCCGCCATGAGAGATCTGAGCGCCAGTCTTAATAATGCGATCATCTAAAGCGGGTACTGGATTAAAGGTGGAGATTACTGGCTCTGGTTTGCTTATTTCTAATCCATCAATCTGATCCAAGTTAAAAACATAATAAGACTTGAGAAGTGCATAGGTAGATTTATCAGGGTTCAGATCAGTTGGCTTTATCTCACCTTTAGTCACTTGTGAATAGAAAACTACTTGCGTACCCTTTTCACCTTTTCTGACATTCCCGCCTAATTCCTGCCATTGTTTGAATGATCCCCAAATAGGTGAGCTGTAACCGCTCATACCTAGAATTAAACGGTTAACGCCTGAATACTCTTTTTTAGATACGATATTGCGATCAGCTCCGCCAGCTTGACCAGATTTCCAAGGCTTGATCCAAGGTGCTATCCCGCTCTCAAGTTGAGAGATGATCTTATTAGTAACGCTGTCATATACGCTGATACGGCTTGTAGTATTTTGCATGGTATATCCTCTTAGTAGTTAGGTTTTAAGTGTAATGCTTTACTGCATAGATATGATTATAAGCATAGATTGATTAGACTATACCATTGTATTTTTTAATTGTTGTTTTATTGTCAATAGTCTATAGCTATGGTAAGATGTCGCATATCTATAATATCTATATTTAGATTGTCTATAGTCTATATAGTGTATATAGCTATCATCTATTGTCTATAGATCATCTAGGATCTTAGTAAGTAGATATATAGATAAGGCGTAGGGTAAGATTAAAGGCGGGTAGGTTTGCACATCGTGCGCTCTTATCAATTCTAAATAGGGGTACGGGTACGCTCTGAGATGCCCATAGATATAACCTAGAGCCTGGTTAGATCATTTGGGATCGGGATAGATTAAACGATTGCACGATGACTGTTTGCCCTTTGAGTTGGGCATGAGTACGGTGAGGTGTGCACCCCCTTCCGAGTCCACCCCAAAAAAAATTACAGTTTATTGAGCGTGGTTGTGTTGTCGGTTAAGTTCACGCTTTGATGAGAGCAATAGAACTTACGGCTTAACACCTTGTCTTTATTGAATATATTAAAGGTTGTCCACATCGGACCAGTAGCAACGCCTTCTATGTGTTTGCAGTATTTGGATAGGCTTCCGATGCCTGTAACATCTAAACCCATCTCTAAAGTGGATAAACCCATGCCTGTAGGGTTCGTTGTGATGACAGAAAACCCCTCATTTAGAAGATTGCGTACCCGATTCTTGAAGAATTGAGCATCAAAGTCTGGCAATTGCCCTGATTGTGGGAGGGCGTTAATGATGAGGTAATCAAATTCAATGGGAATGGGGGCGTTTAAGGCGGGGTACTCAAAGAGTAGATCCTCTCTGCAAGCCATAGGGGAGGGTAATTCAAGAAGGTTAGATAGGTGGTCAAACCATTCCAGATGAAAGTTAACCCAATCATGCTGTAGGGGATGGTTGTAAAAGTAATTATCCCTACCAATCCAAGCGTTTACTGTGCCAGGCGGAATACTTAACCCTTGCAAGCTAATAGGAACATCCTCAAGCAACGGGGTTAGTTGACTGTGGTGCATCGGATTACAGTGGTGGGTGAACTCAAGGTCGGGGTTCTCTTTGCAAACCCGCCTTAAGTAATTAAGATGAACTAGGTTATCCCCTAGATGATATTCATTGTATGTGTGTATCATGGTAGTGTATGATGAGTTAAGTTATAAGGAGAATAGCATGACTATTGAAGTAGAAAAAAATATTCCCATACCCCCTGAGAAAAAGCGCAATGTGTACCCATATAAGGTTATGGAATGTGGGGAAAGTTTCTTTATCCCACAGGGGAAGATTCAAATTGTCTGTAATGCAAACTACCGTACAGGCAAGCAGTTAAATAAGAAGTTCATCGCTAGAAAAGACAAAGAAGGAGTGCGAGTATGGAGAACGGAATAAACAACAAGATGGAAACCGTAGAGCAATATATCTCTAAAGCAGACGATCAGGCAAAGAAGATGTACATGGATCGGATCTGGCGGATGGAGAAAGATGCCATTTTCCATGAGTTAATGCGTGTTCATGGTGAATCATCCAAACTTTTACTCAAAGCTGAGAAGGAAATCCTATACCTCAAATCATTGCTAGATGGTCCAGAGGATGGGGATGCAAGACATTGAGCGTTTAGCTAAAGAGCGCCTGATGTTCAAGACCGAGATGATGAGGGCGCTTTCTTGCAAGACCAAGAAGCAGAAGATCGCCTTGGCAGCCGAGTGGCGGGAGAGGTTTAGTGCAATGACCTATGACGGCTTAATTAGCCTTGCTAAGAACCATGTAGCCCGTTTAAAGGTGGCTTATTGGGACTTACCTAACTTTGAAACAAAGAGATTGGATAAACACAATTGAAAACTTGTGCCGTAGTGACCGTAACCAATGGTAAGCGCCCAACAGAGTTAGCAAACTGCCTTAAATCTATTGCAAGACAACAAGGGATAACCCCAACGCATTACATTTTGTGTGACGGGGACTTTAATACCTTTGTCGAACTCAGAAGGCTTTACGCCAATGGTTGCGTAAAGATCTGCTACTGGGATGGCAAGATCGGTGGCAATGGGTATGCGGGGCAACGCTGGCTCGCTGCTGCGCCTCAATTGATTACCGAGGATGTTACTTTCTTTTGTAATGATGATGATTGGTATTCCCCTGACCATGTAAAAAGTATCATGGATAGAATTGATGAGGGCTATGATTGGGCTTATAGCCTTAGATCAGTTCACGATAAGGAGGGCAACTTTTTGTTTGATGACAACTGCGAAGCCCTCGGAGAGCTACACGATACCTGGAATATCCCAGGGCATCGCTTTGTGGACTGGTGTATGTGGGGTATGAAAACAGAATACCTAAAACAACTCGCTATTTTGCTAAATCGCCCCGATCCTACGGTAGATCGCCAGTTCTATCAGGCAGCTACCCGTATTGTTCCCAAGTTTGCCTCCACAAATAAGCACACCTTTCATTTTCGGATGGGTGGGAGCTGTGGAGTACAGCCTGAGTTCTTTATTGAAGGCAACAAGCGCATTTTGGAGAAGTTTGACGGTAAATTGCCTTGGATCATTACATGAGCCAGTTTAACCTCAAGCATTTCTATCATTTTTGTAATCAACTCAAAATTGAAACAAAAGAGCAAGGCTTACGCAAGCTCGATAACCTCATGGGTTCTCAGACCTATGTAATGAACGAAATGGCTAAAGGATTGGCAGATGGATGCCATTTTTTTGTCATTCTGAAAGGAAGGCAACTTGGAATCACCACAATCTCCCTCGCACTTGACCTTTATTGGCACTTCACCCACCCAGGGTTGCAAGGAACGCTCACAACAGACACCGAAGAAAATCGAGATATGTTCAGAAGCACCCTCGCAATGTACATGGATGGTTTACCCAAAGAGTACAAAATCCCGATCCTTACTCACAACAGGAACGCCCTTGCCCTCAAGAATCGCAGTCGATTATTTTATCAAGTCGCTGGGCTTAGAGCGAAAGGATCTTTGGGTCGTGGGAAAGGTATCACCTTCCTTCATGGCACAGAAACAAGCTCGTGGGGTGACGAAGAAGGATTAGCTTCCCTGTTAGCTTCCCTTGCGGAAACCAACCCTGATCGGCTTTACACCTTTGAATCTACAGCTCGTGGTTTTAATATGTTTCACGATATGTACACCACTGCTAAACGGGCTAAAACCCAACGGGCAATCTTTTGTGGATGGTGGCGTAATGAGATGTATAGCCTAGATCCTGAAGGTCAGACCTACAAGGTGTATTGGGATGGCAAGCTCACTGGTGAAGAAAAGGAATGGGTACGGGACATTAAGAAACTCTATGGGGTAGAGATCAATTCTCGCCAGATAGCGTGGTGGCGGTGGAAGTTGTACGAAGGGATCAAAGATGATAGCCTGATGTATCAGGAGTTTCCGCCTACCGAGGACTACGCCTTTGTGATGACGGGAACATCGTTCTTCTCCAATGCGAGGTGTACCGATGCTGTCAAGAAGCTCAAGAAAGTTAGTTGCGATTATTACCGCTACAGCTTTGGCGTTAATTTCCAAGATACCGAGGTGCTTAAATCTACAGAACGCCTTGCCACACTCAAGATTTGGGAAGAACCTGTGGATACTGCTTATTATGTTATCGGTGCTGATCCCGCTTATGGATCTAGTGATTGGGCTGATCGGTTTTGTATTCAGGTGTTGCGGGTATATGCAGATGGGCTTGAGCAGGTGGCTTCATTTGCCACTTCTGAATTAAACACTTACCAGTTTGCTTGGGTGATCTCTCACTTAGCGGGTGCGTATAAGAACTCCACATTAAACTTGGAGATCAATGGTCCAGGGCAAGCTGTCATCAATGAACTGCGAAACCTCAAGCGCCAAGCTGCTGCGATGGGCACTGCTTTAGGAAAAGACCTCATGGATGTGTACGGCAATATGCAAAACTACATCTGGCGCAGAAACGATACCCTTGGTGGCATGAGCAATTCTATTGGTTGGATGACTACGGCAGCTACCAAAGAGCGTATGCTCACTTACATGAAAGACTACTTTGAAAGAGGTATGTTGGACTTGTGGGATATGGACACCCTTGAAGAAATGAAAACCACCATTCGAGATGGCGGATCAATTGAAGCCTCTGGCAGAAACAAAGACGATAGGGTTATTGCTTGCGCCCTAGCTTGCGCAGCCTTTGCCGAACAGGTGCAGCCCAGGCTTATTGCGCAGAAAATTACCAGACAAGTTTCTAGGGTACAGGATGACTTTTCCCCCGAACAACTCACAGTCGGAAGAAATGTCAGTGATTATCTGAAAAAGATTGGGGTTTACGGTACATGAGAGCCACCATGCCTAGAAGCGAACTCAGACGAGTGATGATGCGCTTTTTGCAAGATAAAGATCGGGGAATCTCCATGCCTTTGTTTGCAGACCTTGCGGGGATCTCTTTGTCACATTTGAAGGATGTTTTCTTGAATGAAACCGAACCTTTAACCGAATATGTACAGCGTAGGGTGTCAAAAGCCTATAACGAGTGGCTAAACGGTGAAGTAGCAATCATGCAAAACCGAGATACCTCTAAATTTGTTCAATATCGTAAAGAAGCACGCCCAACACTACATCGTAGTACGGGCTTGCAAGTGGTGAATGGAGAGATTAAGATTAAGGTCGGGATTAGCAATAGATATGATTATTCAGAATTAACGCTTGACGAACAATTGAAGGGGAGATAACAATGGCGGTAGTTAACGATTTTCACTGTGCAGTACACGGGTATTTTGAATCACGGGAGGCTAAATGCCCCATGAAAGGTTGCCATGAAGAAGTTATGGTCGTATTTTTGCAAGCACCTAACCTCGTTAGTGCAAAAACCAGATTTACCGATAAGTCCACTAAACAACTTGCCATCGAATTTGGAATGTCAGACATTAAAAGCACCCGTGAAGGCGAGCACCAAGAAGGCTTCCTCGCCAAGAAAAACAAGTTCACCGAAAAAGAATACGCAGATGCCGAAAAGTTCGCCACCCGTAAAAAAGGTGTTAACAAAGATCGAATTAAACCAACAGCGCCACAAGCGCCACAAGAAGGTCCAAGAGAAGCAAGACCAGGCGATGCAGCGGTCTGGGGTGGCGGTATGCAAGGAATGAATATGCAATCCATCCTAGCGGGAAGATTCTCTCAGCCAGTAGGACCATCACTTGGCAAAGAAGCAGAGCCTACTAATTTTGCTCCAAGCCAAGCGGGTATTAAAACTGGACCAGTTACGCTTCCTGGGGGTACACTAAGAGATCCACAAAACTTACAGATTAAAAAATGAAAATACCTAGCGGAGAAAGTCGTGAGGATTTTTACTTAGACATCATCAACAAGTGTATGGTGTCCAAGGAAGAAAGAAGGGGTGACTACACGACACTCCGAGCGTATTATTTATTTGGAGCTGGTCCTGAAGAAGCACCCGCTTACTTTAATAAGATTCACCCACACCTAGATCAGCTCACTAGCTTTCTGTATTCTGCTGAAACCACACGGTTCTCTATTGCTCTAGGCGCATCTGTTCACACTAACGAACATCGTAAATCACCTGCATTAACCCAAGCCTTGAATGACGAATGGCTTAACTCTAATGCGGATCAGGTGTTTTCAACAGCTTTAACATGGGCGTTGGTGTACAACACCACCTTTGTTAAGCTCGTTTACAAGAACGGAATACATCCGTACATGATTGAGCCATCCGCTATTGGTGTATTGCGGGAGGACACACCCTATACAGACAGGCAAGAGGCGATTGTTCAAACATACTACATTACGAAAAGCGAACTCTACGCCCGTCTGTATTCCCATCCAAAGCGTGAAAGCATTGTTTCAAGGATTTCTACAGGTACAAAAGTATCGGAATCGGACATTCCAGAAGCTGTAAACCGTATTGTGATGAGCCAAACCAACCCTACCATCTACGGTAATGTGAATATGGACTTGTACGGCATGAACCGTTACAAGGCTAGAGTAGCTGAAGATACCGTTGAGATGACTGAGCTGTGGGTATGGAACGATGACACTGAGGATTATCAAGTAGTCACAATGGCAGCTCCAAACATTATTGTGTATGACAGACCTGGCGCATCCGTGTTCCTTAAAGGGGAATGTCCATTTGTACAGATCTGCCCTAACCCTTTATATGACTATTTCTGGGGTGCATCTGAAGTACAACAGTTATTGTTGCTTCAAGAGCTACGCAATACTCGCATGACAGAGATTTTGGACTTGTTATCTAAACAAGTGAACCCACCAACAGCGTTGACGGGCTTTACAGGCATTTTGGATGAAAAGAACTTTGCATTAAACCGTGCTGGTGGTCTTTTATCTTCAGATATGCCTAATGCAAAGGCAGATCGCCTTGCGCCAAATATGCCACCTGATTTATTTGAGGTGATCCATGAAATTGACAATATGTTTGCTGAAGTATCAGGAATATCTAATGTTCTTTCTGGTAAAGGCGAATCAGGCGTAAGAAGTCAGGGTCATGCAAGTCAATTAGCCAGATTAGGTTCTTCAAGAGCTAAAAAACGGGCTTTGATTGTTGAAGATAGCTTGGAAAAGGTTGCAACACTGTATCTTAAGCTCATGCAAGTGTATGACAACACGCATTTTAGGGATACAGAAGAAGTACCATTTATTGCCGAGCAATTTACTAAGGATTTTGTAGTAAAAGTAGATGCTCACTCTAACAGCCCAATATTTACTGAAGATCTTAAAACACTTGCGTTTAATTTGTTTAAAGCGGGTGCAATTGATAAAGAATCTTTACTTGACTTATTAGAGCCACCGATGAAACAATTGTTGAAAGATAAGTTGAAGCGGAAGGAAAAAGAAGGCGGTGGGGAACAGAAGCAACCACCTCCTAGTCCTAAAGGTAAAAAAGAACCAGAGGTGGGCTAATGGCAACAGGCAATGTACAACCGAAAGCAGATCAACCAAGGGTGACTACTGAATCTCTTAAAAGAGGTGAAAAAAGCCCAAGTTTGCAGTATCGTGTACAAGGTGTAAAGAGTTTGGATAGATCTGCTAAAACAAGGGATCTAGGTCGTTCAGTTAGGGGATAGCTTAACTTGGAGATTAAAATGCGCAAGTCACATAAAAAAGCACGCAAGTCACGCAGATAAGGTTTCTTCCTTCACGAGGAAAGGGTTGTGGCTGCCTTACCCTATAAATAGGTGACCGTATGCTATCAGGAGAAATTCACATGGCACGCAAATCTCGCAAAGGTCGTAAAGCACGCAAGTAATCGGATGAGGGCTAAAACCCTCTGAAGTTACTTCGGGTTGACCGAATAAGTCCTAGAGGGGGAGGGAAACTAAATAATTCCCCCCACTTGACATTCAATAGATTAAGATTACGATACAGAGAAACTTAATAGGAAAATGCTATGGGCGTACCCTCAGATCAGTTAATGCAGATGATTAAATCCCAACGGGATGGCGCAACACCTGCTGGTATTCCACCCGCCCCAGAAGGCGTAACGGGGATGTCTGATACTTCTGCGCCTCCAATGGCTTCACCAATGAGTACCCCAGAACCAAAGATGGGTAATCGTGAAGCAGCTATGATTAACTTAGCAATGGCAATGGATTTGTTAGAACAAGCCTTACCAGCTCTTGGTAGCGAAACAGAAGAAGGTCAAAAGATTTTAGGCGCTATTCGCACAATGACAGGTGTAATTGGTCCTAAAAAATCAAAAACAAATGAATTGCAACCTGCTGAAATTATGCAGATGCTACAAACATTACCTCAAGCTGGTGGAGCAACGGCTGAAGGAAAAGCAATGCAACAAGCTCCGCAAATCCCAGGTATGTCTGCCCCAACACCACCTCCAGCAATGCCAGGTGGTATGCCAGGCGGTATGCCTTCCGCAACTCCACAAATGTAAGGAATTACTATGGAACTCTTTAAACCTCGTGGTTCATCAATGCCACGCAGACCTACTGACAATAATCAGAAAAATGGTCAAGTTATCAATACTCCACGCTATTCAGAGTTTGGTGGCTTATCATCTGCACCAAAAGCTGGCTACAAAAACATGATGTCTATGTCTAAGCCAGGCGATACCAAAAAAGTCATCTAACGAATAAGGGGATAGAAGATGAGTTTAGAAGATCTTTCACTAGAACAGCGTGATGAATTAGCTATGTTGGCTCGCCAATTAGCTGATAATCCTGCTACAAGAAAACAATTTTTACGCATGACAAAACAGGTTAAGCCTGAAATGTCCATTCCTGAACTCGACATTGAGGACTTTACAAATACTAAAGTATCCGCAGCCGAAACACGGGTAATGAATTTGGAAGCAAAAATGCGTGAGCGTGATGCCGTAGAAGAACTCAATAAGCGTAGAGCAAGATTAAATCGCCCTACCAAAGAAATTGAAGAAATCGAAAAACTCATGCTTGATAAAGGCATGACCAATCACGAAACAGCAGCAGAGTATTTTGATTGGATGCGCCAAGCAGCAGAACCAACACCTAACTCAGCAATGGGTTATACGCCAAGCGCCTTAAACAAGTTTGACCTTTCTAAGTATTGGAAAAATCCACAAATGGGCGCAAGGGAAGAAGCAGCACAAGCACTAAAGGACTTGCGTAAAAACACAAGACCAATAGGTATTTAAACAGCAGTAAATGGGGATATTTACTTTTAACGGAGAATTATTATGCCAATAGGTGGCGGAATAGTCCCAGCATCAGGATCAAGCCAATACAATGAGCTTACTTATGTAACTCGTAGAGCGTTTATCCCCAAGCTGGTAGTACAGCTTTATAACAGCACACCATTGATGGCTGCGTTGATTGCAAATAGTCAACAGGCTTCAGGCGGTGTATCCCAAGTAACCGTACCAGTACAAGGTGCGCAGTTTGTTAACGCTCAGTGGTCTGATTATTCTGGTTCTTTTAACCAGCCTTCAGTACAACAGGGTGCTTTCAATGCTGAATTTAATCTGAAGCTAATGATTGCTCCAGTACCGTTTCTCGGTATGGAAGGTGCAGTACAGCAAGATTACGCCATTATTCCATTGATCGAAGCACGCATGAACGATGCGACCAATGTAATGATGGATGCAATGGCTACTGCCTTGTACAACAACTACACCAACACTCAACAGTTCATTGGCTTGCCAGGCGCTATTGATGATGGTACAAACATGACTACCTACGGTAACATCAACCGTACTACCTACACATGGTGGAAGTCTAAGGTTTACAACGCAGGTTCAGTAAATCCAACCCGTCAGAATATTCTTCAGTATATTTCTGGTACTGTTAAAAACGGTGCAGAAGTTCCTACTTTTGGTGTTTGCGGATTTGGTACATGGACACTCTTAGCCCAAGATTATGTTGGTCAAGAGCAATATGTAATTACGCCAGGACATGGTTTTGATGGTGATAGCAACGGTCCTCAAGCAGCTTTCCGTGCTTTGATGGTAGCTGGTGTTCCAATCTATCCAGACCCATACTGCCCAGAAGGTACTGTATATTTCATTAACTCAAACTACTTGAGCTTGTACATTCACGATCAAGGTTCGTTTGTATTTACTGGATTTGAGTCCACTCTACCTAACTGGCAGATTGGTTATGTTGGCGCTGTCTTGATGATTGCTGAATTAGTAAGCACCAAGCCTAAGTCAATGACCAGAGTATCTGGCTATAACTCTATTTCAATCTAAGGAGAATTAGTCATGGCACTCGGTTTAAATAAAATCCTCATTGCAGGTACTTATGCAAATACGCCAAGTTCGTATTTTCAAAACGCTTCAAACATCGCTGCAACCACCCTTGGAAATGTCGTACCTGCTGGAACTTATCTAGTAGTTGGCGCAACCAATGTGGTTATTCAGACTGTTACCAGTTACAACTCTACTTCTAATGTGGCTACATGGTCAAATGTGTATCCGATTAACTCAGGTGGCATGGTAATTTCTGACGGTGTGAACGTGCAGTTATTGGCAACTACTAACGCTACAGTGCAATTAGTGACTGTAAATGGTGGTTCTCCTGTATCTGGCACTTTTAACAGTTAAGGGGCGATAAATGGCTAATCCTGATTCAGTATCACAGTTTTACCTTGATTCATTCGGGAATGGTCGTATTGCTGTTAAGCAAGCTACAGCATTTAACACGACAGGGAACGCTACCGTTACTGGTATTACCCTGCCGTTGTTAGGTGGTGGCTTAACTAATGCTAATGCAACCGTTGGATCTGGTGGCGTTATTGTTCGTAGAATTACTGTAAATAATCCAATTGGGAATATCTCAAATGTGGTTATTTCTGTAACTACTAGCTCTGACGGCAACATTTCTAACGCTGTAGTAGCAAATACAACGCTAACCAATTTGACAGGCGCTGGTATTTACCAAGACCTTACAATTGCTAGTCCGTATAACAGCAGTTCTGCTATTACTGGTTTTACAACCCAAGCTCTATATGTCAATGTGAACACTGGTAGCGGTAATGTCGCTAACACTGCAACCATTGCTGTATTTGGCGATGTCGTGAGTTTCTAAATGTCAAATATCTTCGTAACCAATCGTTCTGACAAAAAGCTAAAAGATGGCTTTGCGGGAGTGTTCTATAGTTTTCCTAAAGATGAAACTGTAGAGATTCCACAAGAAGTAGCTCGTCACATTTTTGGTTATGGAGATGACAACAAAGAGCCTTATTTGGCAAGGTTAGGGTGGATCATCTCTCAAAATGACTTGGAAAAAGGCATGGAGCTTTTATCCCAGTGGGAGATTTCTACCCAACCCCCAAGCAAGAACCAATCGTTATCCCCGTTGGTGGAAAGAGTACCCCTCCCAACCTCTAGGAAGGGCGGGGGAAAAGTCCTTCAAGCGGTAGCATGAGTTATGGTCAATAAATGGCAACGCTTAATTCGTACATTACGGAAGTCCGTAGGTTACTGCATGATGCTAACGGGAATTTCTATAGCGATTCGCAGTTAACCGATTACATTAACTCTGCCAGAGAAAGAGCTGTCAGAGATACTGGATGCTTGCGTGAAATTGTTATTACGCAAACTCCATGTCAAGTCGCACCCACAGCAACCATTGGTGGTGTAACGCCATCAAATCCTACCGCATGGGTAGCTAATACAGCCGTTACTTTAAACAGTTTTGTATTTTCAAATATTTTTATTTATCAATACACTACTGCGGGAACTTCAGGATCTACTGCTCCCGCTTACCCTGCTAGTGGCACAAACAATTACAGCAATTACCCTCCAACAGCTCCCTTTGCAGACGGGTCAGCCCAATTGACTTATGTGGGTAATTGCGAGAACATTAGCTATGCAGCTTTGACACAGTTAATGGGGTCATCCCCATTGTCACCAAGCTCTGGAAACACAGTCTTAGACATTATCAACATCAATCTGTACTGGGGTAATACTCGTGTACCGATGGATTACTTAGCTTGGAGTGACTTCAATGCACGATTAAGATTTTGGCAAAACTATATTGGCAGACCATTGGCTTTTAGTATCTATGGTCAAGGACAGATCTATTTAGGACCAGTACCAGATCAAATTTATCAAATTGAGATTGATTGCGTAGTCTTGCCTAATCCATTGTCATTAAACACGCCAGCAGTAACGGATGTCATTAACGATCCGTATAGCACTATGGTTAAGTTCTACGCTGCTTATTTAGCTAAATACTATGAACAAAGTTACGGTGAAGCTGAGATTTACAAGCAGGAATACAGCAAGCAAGGCGCAAGTGTCATTAACAGCACCTTTACTCGTAGGATTCCTAGCGTTTACAGTAGTCCTTACTAATCATGGCAGCAGCCGAACAGAAAAAGTCATATCAGGTTGTTAAGGCTTTTAAAGGTCTTAACACTAAAGCAAACCGCACTGCAATTGATGAAAATGAATTTTCTTGGATTGAAAATGCTCAACCAATTGGATCTGGCAACATTAAAATTACTCCTAATAGCGTTGCGGTTGAAGATAATTTTAATGTAGCTGTTTCATTTTCTAATGAGGTTGTTTATCTTACTTCATGTAATTTGGGCGTTTCAGATTATGTAGTGGGATTTTTAGCAGATGGATCAGCCCAATATTTTAATATTTCTAATAACACCACAGGAAATGTAGCGCCAGCGGGGACTTTTTCTACTGTTGGTGTTTCTGAACTTTATCCTATTAACACCACTCAGTGGTACAACGATAGGATGCTTATTCTTGACCCAGACAAGGGATATTTTACTTGGGATGGTAATGCGGTTATTAGCGTTGGATCAGTAGGGGTTATTGGTGTTACCAATAACGGCACTGGATATACTACTGCTCCTACTGTAGTTATTTCAGGATATGACCAAACTGGCGGTGTTCAAGCTAATGCGGTAGCTAGTTTAACTAGCGGTAGCAATACGGTTAATTATGTTTCTTTGGTAAATGGTGGTTCAGGATACACCAACGGAGCTAATTTATCCGTTACTTTTAGTGGTGGCGGTGGATCAGGCGCTTCTGCAATAGCGGGGATTACTAGCTTTGCTACTGGCACAGTTTATGTCAATGTAATTTCTGGTGGTTCTGGCTATACCGATCCTGCCAATACAATTGTGACTATTTTGGGTGGAGGTGGCACAGGAGCAACAGGCACACCAATTGTATCTGGCAATGCCGTTACTCAGGTCATTATGACCAACAATGGTACGGGATACACTAATTCTGCCAACATTACGGCAACGGTATCAGGTGGTGGTGGATCGGGCGCTGTTTTAACTGCGCTTATTAACACTCAAAAAAATGTCGCAATAGAGAGCTTTTCAGGTCGTGTTTGGATTGCCCAAGGGCGAACTATCTACTACAGCGCTGCGGGATCGTATAGTGACTTTACAAGCGTTTCTGCGGGATCTGTAACATTAACGGACAGCACACTTCATGGCAACATACAGCAACTTCTTTCTGCTAATAACTTTTTGTATATTTTTGGTGATGATTCCATCAATGTATTTTCGGATGTCAGGGTTACTACTAGCGGTACTACTTTATTTACTAATACCAATGTAAGCGCATCAGTAGGGACTAAGTTAGCGTATGCTATTTTTCCTTATTTTAGATCAGTATTATTTATGAATAACTACGGGGTATATGCCCTTGTAGGATCTACCACTAGCAAAATATCTGATTCGCTTGACGGAATGTTTCCGAATATTGACTTTGCCACCGAAGAAACTACTGCTGGACAGGTGCTTTTAAACAACATTTTGTGCGCTGCGTTTAATTTTAGGTACTACGATGCTGAATTTACCAAGTCATATCGGTACATTCAAGCGGTGTTTTTTGAGAAAAAATGGTTTATTACTAGCCAAGGTGACGATATGTTATATGTCGTTTCCGTGCCTGTAAGTGGGATTATCAATATGTACGGTGTGCGAAATGATCGTTTATATCGTTTGTATCAGGATTCGCAATCGGCAATTACCAGTCGTATTCAGACTGCATTAAATCCAATGGGCGATCCAATTCGGACCAAGCAAGCCCTCAAATTTGCTATTGAGGCTACGGTCACTTCGGGCGTAGAAATAAATGTCACAGTAGATTCTGAATCGGGCGCTAGTCCTGTTTACACGCTTGGAAATTACATTACTTGGTATAACACATCTAACACTACCATCCCTTGGATTAACAACAGTTCTACTGTAATATCTTGGGTAGGTGGTACAGGGTATGAACTGTACAAGTCAGATGCGCAACAATGGGGTAAATATTTAGGGTTGACACAAACTTCAAACTCAGCAGGTTTTGTGGTCAATACATTTGAATTTGAACATGAATTGAGAGTGAGGTTCTAAATGGCTGGAGTTCCGTTTGTCTTTGGTAATGCTACAACGAGCATACCTTTAAGTAACCTAGATGCTGACTTTAATACGCCAGTAACCATTGGGAATACTACCGTTGGTTTAGGAAACACTGTTACCACGCTTGGTAATGTCACATTAAACAATGTCACAATCAATAGCGGTTTACTTTCAACTGCAACAATTCCGACTGCTAATGGCACAGTAATGATTAGCGGTAATATGCCAGCGTTTAAAGCATATTTAAATGTCAATCAATCTTTAACTACAACAACCTTTACAAAAGTCACATTAAATACTAAAGTTTTTGATACTAATAACAATTTTGATTCAACAACCAATTATCGTTTTACACCTACTGTGGCTGGGTATTACAAAATTTCTGGAAATATTAGTATTGCAGCTTCTACTGGAGCAACAAGAGTTTTAGTTCTTATATACAAAAATGGTAGTGCAGTAGCACAATGTGATGGCTAC